CTAGCGGGGTAAACTCAGCCATTCGCCACCCCACTTGGTTATATAGTTTAAGAGTCTCCACCTCTTTTGTGGGTCGCGGAGGACTGGTAGTAGTCTTTTTTTCTTGGGTGCTGGTTCTGAGTCTGAATCAGATTCGAGAGATGAATCAGTTGGGAGGTTTTGTTGCATTCTTTTAATAGCTGTTGATGTAATGCAACCCCGTCTGTAGTCCCAGTCATGGAACATTGTGGCAGCAATGTTTTTTGCTGGGTTAACAATTTGTAATGCTTCTTTGATTGTATCGGGCACATCATATTTGTTTTTGTTTCCTGGGTCTTCAACTGGTTGGTCTGATATCTGTGGACCACCCCATTTAAAGTGAAATGAGTAATGAGTTGCTAGTTCCCAGGTACTATATGTTTGATTGTCTAGTTTAGGTACATATGGTCCACTTTCACAAATAGCATTTATGGTTTTTAGTTGCCATGCAACTGTAGGAAACCATAGCTTTTGTTCTGAGTAAGTTATAACTGAGTCCCATGGGTTTTTGCCCTGTATAAAGCTGTTGTCTATAAATGCCCAAAAATTGTTAGGTGTTTCTGTTTGTTGTGTTTGAATGTATTTGCTTTGTACTACAAACATGTGTAGTGGAAATATAGCTTCAGTTCTTGTCTGTTTTAAGTAGTTATAGTATCCCCAGAAGCCTAGCCAAAGAGGGACCTCTTCTATTATATAATCTGGTGTTTTTTGAGGTAGGCCCCAATGGCCATTCATTATAGTTTGTAAGTAAATTTTGTTGCCTTTTCCATCATCTATTGCTGGGTTATATCTACCTAAAACAATTGGTAAAGGTTTGTAGTCTACAGAGTTTACTTTTGTTTGATATGCTTGTAGTATTCTAGGTGAAAAGTAACCTCCTTCTTTACTTATTGATCTGTAGTATCTTGCTAGATTACCTTCTCCAGACTGATCTGTTTCTATCCATTGGCCTATGTTATATTCTGTTTTTTTACCTCCATAGTTAGAGACAAATACCATTGATTTATTAATTGTTGCATATGGTTTAAAGTAGTTGGGGTGCTGTTTTGTAGCTCCCCATTCTGTATCTTGATAAAATCTGGTATTTAAACAGTATAAGGTTATCATTCTATTTTCATTGCAGCAGCCTATTCTAGGGTATCTTAAACTACATGCTGCTGCAGCAATAAGTACTAGATCATATTTAGCAAATTGTTGTTGAAAAAACCATTTGCTGAGCATTTGTTTGGGAGGTTTAATAGTTTTCTTTTTTTTTAATTTACCTCTAGGATTTGTTGTTTGACTAGGTAGAATTATTTTATGCTTTCTTTGTAATAACATATATGGATGATATTTCATGTATGTTAGTTTATCTATTTCAAATGGGGGTTGTCTTTCATATACAATTACAAAGTCTATGTGTTGGTGTCTGTAAAAGGTCATAACACATTTTAAGTATCTACACAAATCTTTAAGTTGATTTGTTTTAGTCCATATATTATTTCTAAGTTTCCATTGGTCATACAAATACTCTAAGCTGTAAAGTTGTACACCAAATCCTCCTCCCCCAGGGTACTTTTGTCTTGTATATTCATACATTTCATGTGTAGAACATTGAAATTGTGTGCCTTCAGCTCCCCATATTATAGAGTCATACCCTTTAATTTTACAGAGTACAATAGAGTCTGGCTGCCATTGTCTTACTATAAGAGTTTTTTTTTTTCTTCTTACCTTCCTTCTGCGTCTGCGACGGCGGCGAGCAGGTCTTCTATATTTTGTTCTTCTGTAAAATCTTCTTTTTCTTCTTTTTGGAAATCTTCTCTTTTTTCTTCTATAGTTTCGGCCATACCAGAATTTGTTGCGTCGGCCCCACCAGAAAGGCATGTTTTCCTAAAATCTCTGGTAAGTATTTCTTGGATGGTTCGTGTGCGATCTGTGTGACCAGGAGGAAAAATACTAGCCAGGAGGTGAGCAAAAGGAGTATCACAGTCACACCAACTGTCATGGGAGTCAGCAATGCCAGACATCCACATTTGGTTTTTAGTTTCACAGTTGTATCTGCATGGTTTGTAGAAGTCTTTAGCTGATAGGTTTTGCATCTGTAAAAGAAATATTTTTAAGTTTCTTGCCCGTTCCGCTAGACTGCCCTAGCCCGAATTGCCCCTAGACCTCGGTGGTTTCACTCACCTCGGGCTCCCGCCCACGGGCAGCCGGGGACCTCCTCGCTGCGCTCGATCCGGTCCCTGCACCGT